ATTGTAAAAAATAAAGTAGATCAAAATAAAAAATAATTACAGCACGTGGAAACAGCTGAACAAATCAAAAAGTATATCAATCTCACTGTGGGCAAAAATTTCACTGAGCTCAAAGATGTTGAATCACTCAAAATACAAGAAGCAGAATGGATTTCAAAAATTCTAGCACTCAATGAAACCCATGACGTTTTAGATTATGGTGCTGGTTTTGGATTTATCACAAATGCTATTGCTAATAAAGTTAATTTTGTACACACCTATGATGTGGATCAAAACTGGATCACACTATGCGAAAACAATTGCCACACACACAATAACATCAAACATCATGGACCTAACATTGAGTCGTTGCATGACATCAAAGTAGATACAATTTTACTCAAAGATGTGGTGGAAAATTTTACATTTGATCATTTTACTAAAACTTTTGATATGTTTGATACCATAGCAAAACCAAACTGTAAAATATTTTTTAATTTTTACAACCAAGAATTTCACAACAAAGACAACAATGATAAATCTCATTTTACCATTGAACAAATACAACAAATTGCTAATAATATAAATTACAAGATTGTCTTGTTGGAAAAAAACAAGCTGTATAGTTTTGTGTTGCTCAAAAAACAATAACATGCTATAATAATCTTGTTATAACAAAGGAGAAGACATGTCACGAATATTCAATCCAGAAGAAACATCAAAATTGAAAAAACTTATAGATGAAGGCATGCAGGTCAAACAAGAAGTAAGTGATTTGAACGCAGGCCTAAAAGAAACTATCAAAGCAATCTCAGAAGAACTTGATATTAAACCAGCCATGCTTAGTAAAGCAATAAACGTAGCTTTCAAGGCAGGACTACATGACGAACAGGCAAAATTAGAAGAACTTGAAACAATTTTGGCAACTGTCGGAAAAACTCAATGAAGAGGAACATACTAATTTGTGGAGATAGTTTCGCAGTAGATTATGAAAAATGTAATGTAAGCGAACCAGGAGCGCCTCCACCACACAAAGGATGGCCAAATTATCTTGCGGACAAACACAATGTGACAAACTATGCTACACCAGGTATAGGACAATGGAAAATTTGGAAACAGGTAGAAAAGGCTGATTTAGATAAATTTGATACTGTTATTGTAAGTGTAGGAACACCAAACAGAGTGTATTGTAAATCACATCCAATCCACAAAGAAGGAATTCATAAACACAGTGACTTGATGTACATGGACATTGATAGATTCAGTTGGTTTAATAAAGAATTAACCACAGCAAAGAATTGGTTCTTGTATTTTTATGATCAAGAATATCAAAATGATCTTTATGAGATGATTACAGATAAGATGTTAGACAGGATTAAAGATAAAAATTATATTTTGCTTGGACATAATTACAGCAGAATACTTGGGCACCATTACAATAAAATTGATTTGGATGATCCACATTTCATTGATTGTGGTGATCTGTGGCTTCATCAAAGAGGAACAGTGAACCATTACAATCACAAAGCCGCAAAAGAAATATTGAAAAGAGTCGAAGCACATCTATGAGTTACATAGACGCATACTTTGATCGTGAACGCGATCAGATCTGGGTAGTCGAACGTGTGAATGGCAAACGTCAGTACACAGACTATCCAGCAAGGTATGTGTTTTACTATGACGACCCCAAAGGCAAACACAGATCAATATACGACACACCAGTCAGTCGTGTAAGCACAAAACTACACAAAGACTTTCAAAAAGAATTGTCCATGCACAAGGGCAAACAAATATATGAAGCAGACATAAATCCAATATTTAGGTGCTTGGAAGAAAACTATCTTGACAGAGAAGCACCACAAATGAACACAGCATTCTTTGACATTGAGGTTGACTTTGATCCTTCAAGAGGTTTTTCAAAACCTTCAGATCCGTTTATGCCAATTACTAGTATCACAGTTTATTTGCAATGGATTGATCAACTGATAACAATTGCTGTTCCACCCAAAACACTGACCATGGAAGAAGCAGTTGATTCTGTGAAAGATTTTGACAACACATACATTGTTGAAACAGAAGCACAACTGCTACAAACATTCTTAGGTGTGATTGAAGATGCTGATGTGTTGAGTGGTTGGAACTCAGAAGGTTATGATATTCCATACACAGTTGGCAGAATACTCAAAACACTTTCCAAAGATGATGCACGTCAATTGTGCTTGTGGAACTTGCCACCACGCAAAAGAAAGTTTGAACGTTTTGGCAACGAAGAAGTCACATATGATTTGATTGGTCGAGTGCATTTGGATTACATGCAACTCTATAGAAAGTACACATACGAAGAAAGACATTCTTATTCATTGGATGCAATCTCCAATATGGAACTTGGAGAAATGAAAACACCATATGAAGGCACACTTGATTCATTATACAATGCAGACTTTAGAACATTTATCGAATACAACAGACAAGATGTTATGCTGATTGCAAGACTAGATGAAAAACTAAAGTTCTTAGATTTGGCCAATGTGTTGGCACATTCAAACACAGTTCTACTGCAAACCACAATGGGTGCTGTGGCAGTGACTGAACAAGCAATCATTAACGAAACACACAAACGTGGCATGGTGGTGCCCAACAGACCATATCGTGAACCACACTCCACAGGAGCGGCAGTTGGTGCTTATGTGGCCACACCCAAAAAAGGTTTGCATGATTACATTGGTGCCATAGACATCAACTCACTGTATCCATCTATCATCAGAGCAATGAACATGGGTCCAGAAACTATTGTTGGACAAATCAAACAAGATGCCACAACCAAACTGATTGAAGAACGCATCAACTTTGAAAAGAAGTCACCAGCCGCGGCATGGGAAGGACAATTCAGCACAGTCGAATACACTGAAGTGATGCGTAAGAACAGAGCATTCAATTGCACAGTTGAATGGACCAATGGCACTGAAACCACACACTCAGCCGCAGAACTGTATGGCATGATATTTGAAAATGGATCCAATTGGGGATTATCTGCCAACGGCACCATATTCACATTTGAGTTTGAAGCAATCATACCAGGCTTGTTAGAAAAATGGTTTGCTGAACGTAAAGAAATGCAAGGCAAAATGCGACAAGCCATAGAAGCCAAAAACAAAACAGAAGAAGCATTTTGGGCCAAAAGACAACTTGTTAAAAAGATTAACCTTAATAGTTTATATGGTGCAATACTCAATCCAGGCTGTCGATTCTTTGACATGCGTATTGGTCAGTCAATCACACTCACAGGCAGATCCATAACCAAACACATGGCGGCAAAAACAAATGAGATCATTGCAGGCGAATATGATCACAAAGGTGCAGGCATTGTGTATGGTGACACAGACTCTGTGTACTTTTCAGCATATCCATTGGTCAAGGAAGAAGTTGAAGCAGGAAAAATGACCTGGACCAAAGAGTCATGCACAGAACTGTATGATAAGATTGCAGATGAAGTAAACAAATCATTTCCAAGATTCATGTATGAGGCATTTCACGCACCAGACAACAAAGGCAGAATCATCAAAGGTGGTCGAGAAATTGTTGCGTCCAAAGGTTTGTACATCACCAAGAAAAGATATGCGGCACTAATATATGACTTAGAAGGTGTGCGACATGATGTAGATGGCAAGCCAGGCAAAGTCAAAGCAATGGGTCTTGATTTGAAAAGATCAGACACACCAAAATTTGTACAAGATTTCTTAAGTGATGTACTGTTGATGGTGCTCACAGATAAAACTGAAAATGACATCATCAAGTTCATCCAAGACTTTAGATTGCAGTTTAGAGACAGACCAGGTTGGGAAAAAGGCACACCCAAGCGAGTAAACAATCTCACAGAATATGTGCGTAAAGAACAACGCCTGGGCAAAGCCAACATGCCAGGACATGTTAGAGCGGCCATGAATTGGAACAACGTAAAGAAAATGTACAAAGATCAACACTCCATGGACATTATGGATGGAGCAAAAGTAATTGTGTGCAAACTTAAAAACAATCCACTTGGTTATACATCAATCGCTTATCCAATAGATGAACTACGAATACCACAATGGTTCAAAGATCTATCATTCGATGACGAAGCAATGGAACAAGCAATTATTAATAAAAAGTTAGATAACCTAATCGGTGTTTTAGACTTTGACATTGGAGCATCAGAGCAGAACAATACATTCAGTACTCTGTTTGAATTTTAATGGACAACGAAAAGAAAAACCAATTTAGTGAAATTATAAACGATATCAATTCAACTGATTTGAATAAATTAGAAGAACATCAAAAAACGTTGGTTCATCTATTAGAAAAAACAAAACAAGCAATTGAACTTGTGAAAGATGTGAATCCTAATCAACTTGTAGCCGCACACATGAAATCTGGCAACATAAGATCTGCTGAATGGTTTGAACTCGACCGTAAGCAAAAAACAAAACCAATTGTACCAGATCAACTTCTCAAAGAGCTTGAAAGTATTTGCCAAAATGAAAAGACTAATATGCTGAGTTGTATATTGCTAGGCTTAGGCAGTGGATATTGGGTAGAACATCTAAACGCATTTGAACAAATTCATACTGTCGACATGTTTCCACACTGGCCAGAGTTGTTAGAAAAAAGATTTCAACCACAATTCTTAACACATCTTAAACATACCACACTAGATCCAAACTTTGCATACACAAACCTTGACAGTATTCCAAATACTGAAGTTGGATTTGTTTTTAGTTGGGACTTCTTACCATACTTTACTATTCCGCAGATCGAAAAGTTTTTTCAACAAATTAACAATAAATTAATCAAAGGTGGGCGTGGTTGCATACATTTTTCTAATGCAGATAACAAAGGAGATTTAGAATTAATCAAACAAGGTTATTACCAATACTGCGATCAAAAAACAATCACAGAACTAATTTTTAATTGCACTAATTTTGACATAGAACAAATACACACAGAAGTAGATCAATGTTCATACTTAAGATTCAAAAAACCAGGTGAGGTTGATTGGAAAAAACAAGCATGGTGGAGATACCATTTGATACGAGAACGTGATCCTCATGTTAAGATTGATCCTCCGGAAGAAGATGAAAATAATTAAAAAGTTGACTACAGATCTAAATAATGTTAATATTAACTAAACAACCTTATAAGGAACAGGCATATGAAAGACACACTACTTGATATAGTAAAGCACACACACGCATTAGGCTTTTTAAATCTGGTTAAGATTGTATCAGATACTAAAGAAACCACAATCGAATCAATGGCAGATGATCGATCTGTTATTATGAAAGGCAAGTTTCACAAACCAATTGGTATTGAAGGAACGTTCGGTATGCCACAGTTGAATAAACTAGACATACTGCTCAAAGTGCCAGAATACAAAGATAGTGCAAAAATAACAGTCAGCACAAGAAACAAAGAAGGTGTGGACTATCCAACAGGACTACACTTTGAAAACGCAAATGGCGATTTCAAAAACGACTATCGTTTTATGAACGCAGAAATCATAGAAGAAAAACTTAAATCAGTTAAATTTAGAGGCGTCAATTGGGACATCGAATTCGAACCCGGCATGGCGGCTGTGACAAGATTGAGTTATCAAGTACAAGCAAACAGTGAAGAAACATCATTTGTTGCAAAAACCGATGGCACAGATCTTAAATTTTACTTTGGTGATCACTCTACACATGCAGGTGAATTTATTTTCCAACCAGGCGTGTCAGGCACACTTGACAAAAACTGGGCATGGCCAGTGGCACAGGTTTTACAAATACTTAAACTTGCAGAATCCAGCACAGTAAAAATGCATTTATCAAATGAAGGTGCATTGCAATTAACCGTTGATTCTGGTATTGGTGAATATCAGTTCATACTTCCTGCTCAAAGCAAGTAGTGAACCGCAATCTCACAGACAATCAATTTGACTATGCCCGTTTCTTGCCGGCAGTGAGTGGCTTCTATGCCACGTTCATTGGCAAACAAAGGCGTGAAGAATACGTTGAGTACAAACGCATACCATCAAACTTTGTGAATGGTGTTGAAAGTTTAAACTTTCTAGATCCCAAAGCACAGTTTTATTACCAGTGGTGTTTGTATTCAGCGGGTCATGCCACACTTGATCTCAACAAAGATGCTCCAGGTGAAGACATGTTCCGCAATAGAGACAGATCAACATCATGGTGTTTGGGTGATTCAGGTGGATTTCAAATAGGCAAAGGTGTGTGGGAAGGTGATTGGAAAGATCCTGCATGTCCTAAAGCATCAAAGAAAAGAGAATTAGTTTTAAAATGGATGGATGCACTGATGGACTATGGCATGATACTGGATATTCCAGCATGGGTGTCAAGGTCCGAAGCAGGACAAAAAGCCACAGGCATACGTGAATACAAAGATGCACTAGCGGCCACAGACATCAACAATGAATACTTTATGAAGCACACCACAGGTGCATGTAATTTCCTTAACGTATTACAAGGTGAAAATCACACAGATGCAGACAATTGGTATGCACACATGAAACATTACAGTGATCCAAACAAATACCCAGAAACACATTTCAAAGGTTGGGCCATGGGTGGCCAGAACATGTGTGATGTGCATTTGGTATTGAAACGTTTGGTTGCACTGAGATATGATGGCCTACTAGAAAAAGGCAAACATGATGTGATGCACTTTTTAGGCACATCAAAACTTGAATGGGCCACACTATTAACAGACATACAACGAGCAGTAAGAAAATATCACAATGAAAATTTCACAGCAACATTTGATTGTGCATCTCCGTTCCTTGCCACAGCAAATGGACAGGTGTACACATCAGTTGAAACAGAAGATCGCAAGAAATGGGTGTACAGAATGATTGCATCCGCAGATGACAAAAAGTATTCATCAGACACAAGACCATGGCGTGATGGTGTATTGGCAGATGGTATATTTCCAAAGTTTGAAGATTCGCCTGTGACACAAGGACTTACCATGAAAGATGTGTGCATTTATGCACCAGGCGACCTAAATAAAGTGGGTAAAGAAGGCAAAACATCATGGGATTCTTTTTCATATGCAATACAAATGGGTCACAATGTGTGGACTCATGTGAATGCTGTGCAAGAAGCAAACAGGCAGTATGATGCTGGCAAAATACCAGCCATGCTAATTGACGATTCCTTAGATCGTGTTATGTTTAAAGATGTAGTTGAAGCAATCTTTGCCACAGACAAAAGAGATGAAGCAGAAATGATTATAGAAGAATATTCAAGATACTGGATGTCAATAATTGGCACCAGAGGTGCAGTTGGTAAAAAGACCATGAATGCATCAACACAATTTGCAAATTTATTTGAGGAGGTGTAATGAAATACCAATCAACAAAAACATTTGGCAATGATAGAGGCCTTAGTTGTGCTTTCCGTCAACCCAACGCAACACACAGTCATTGTTCTTTGATACATGGATACAGTTTAGGATTCAAATTTGTGTTTGAAGCAGAAACACTAGATGACAAGAATTGGGTGTATGACTTTGGCAACACCAAATGGATCAAAGCACATTTAGAATCAAACTTTGATCACACCATTGCCGTTGACACAGCAGATCCAAAATTAAAATTATTGAAAGAACTGGAACATGAAGGCATTGCAAAAGTTGTAGAAATGAATGGAGTAGGTTGTGAAAAATTTGCTGAACATGTTTACAATCACGTGGCTCCTCGAGTACAAGAAGAATCTGACAACAGAGTGCGATTGGTATCAGTTGAAGCATTTGAACATGGTGCAAATAGTGCCATATGTGTAGGAGGAACAGATGAGTAATATAGATAGGTTGCAAAGAAAACATGAACATCTTCACAAAGAAGTAGAAGAGCTTGAACAAACAAGAGAAGTTGATAGAACACCAGAAACCAAAGCACGTCTTGTTGAGTTAAAGAAAGAAAAACTTAAATTGAAAGATGAAATAGCGAGGGCAGAGCATGAAGAGAAAAACTAAAGCAAGTTTGAAACGCACAAAAATATTAACACGCAAAAGAACACACAGACATCTTATGCGTAAACAAAAAAGACACACCGATCATATGAAAGTGTTATTTGGTGCAGACTACAATCCATTTAGTTTTGCTCAAGCAACATTAAAACAAAAAGAAGATGAAAAGAGATTATAGCACAGGCACAAAAACTACACCAATATTTTTTGTTGGTACAGAAGTAGAACATACACCAGCATATGGTCAAAAGACTTTGTTTGTGGTTGATAAGCAAGATCCAAATGAAATTGTAGAATATGCAAGAGGTTATAACTGCACTCATGTTTACATAGGTGCCAATCACAGTTTTGTAGGGGATGATAGACATCATTACAGTTTAATGATCAAAAAAATTATCAAAGAACCTTTGTACTGCACACTTGAAATGACCAATGAAGTGTACAAAGAATGCAATAGTTGGTTGAATAAATTTAGCAAAGAACCATATTTTATTCCTAACATAAGAATAGAATTGCCAAAAATTACACACATGAATTACAACACCACAATAAAAATAGGTGACGTTGATTACAACGCAACCAATCCTGGTGTTTGGTGTTACAGACTTAACGATCTTTTACAGTCAGATCATTTCACTGGTTGGAATGAATATGGGCAAGATCACATTATAGATGAGGTAGACGTATGAATAAGGCACCATCGATCATAGTAGATGAATCTATGATATGGGTCACTTTCAAACGTGAAGGTATTCACAAATATCCTGCGGCGCTTGAAGACCCTAAACTAAAGACAGGAGATGAATATGATGTTTCCTTTTTAGGATATCCACACAGACACATATTCCATTTTCGTGTGTGGATACAAGTAAAACACAACGACAGAGATATTGAATTTATACAATTCAAACGTTGGCTAGAAAACTTGTACCAAGGCACACTTGAACTTGATTACAAGTCATGTGAAATGATTGCAGATGATCTGCACACACAAATTGCAAAAAAACATCCAGGTAGAAAGATTTGGATTGAAGTATCAGAGGACGGAGAAAATGGTTGTATTAAAAAGTATAAATGAATTTCCAGATAATGCAATGGACATATTGCAAGACATAGATGATTACAAAAAGTTTTGTTATGAAAATAAATTGCCTTTCAGATATAATCATCTATATAAACCATACACACCATGGAAAATATTCTACAACTGGAAAAAGTCAGGCAAATTAGATTTAACATTATGGAGTAGAAAAGAGCAATGACCATTTATATCGTAGACATAGAACCAGTAGAAACTAGATACACAGCACAGTGGAAGGAACATCTACCAAAGCAATTACAAAAACATTGCAATCAACAAGTGGTCACAGTATCAGGAGGCGAAACACCACAAATGACCACACCTGGTGCATTCTTAAATTTTGCTGGTACTAACATCTACAAGTCTACACAATCAATAATACTTTCAACTGCATTTTTACATGATCAAATTAAAGACGGTGATCATTTTATATTCACAGATGCTTGGAATCCAACCATCATACAATTGAAGTACATGGCTGACTTGCTTGACAAAAAAATTACCATACATGGATTATGGCATGCTGGTTCATATGACCCACAAGACTTCTTAGGAAGACTTATTGAGAACAAGAGTTGGACTAGGAATATCGAACGTGGATACTTTTGGGCATGTGATCACAACTATTTCGCAACCAAGTTTCATCAGGAAATGTTTTTGAATGGTTTGTTTGGTGGACAAGATGTTGCTTTACACTATCAATTAGAAAAACACACAGAATCCAAACGCATGATCAAAACAGGTTGGCCTATGGAGTACATGAATGAAACACTTGAATCTTACAAGCACATGCCTAAGAAAGATATTATTTTGTTTCCGCACAGAGTAGCTCCAGAAAAGCAACCAGAAATATTTAGAGATTTGAAAGAACATTTACCACAATATGAATTTGTTGTTGCACAAGAAAAAAACTTGAACAAGAATGAATATCACAACTTGTTAGGTGAAGCAAAGTTAGTGTTTAGTGCAAACTTGCAAGAAACATTAGGTATCAGCTGGTATGAAGGTGCTGTGGTAGACACAATACCAATGGTTCCAGATAGGTTAAGCTATTCGGAAATGGGTATAGAAGAATTTTTATATCCAAGTGAATGGACTAGATCTATGGAGAGATACCATGAACACAGAGAAGATATTATGAAAAAGATTGTTGATTACATGGACAACTATGACAAATATCTACCAGCACTACAAAGGCAAACGCAAAAATTATCAAAAGAATTCTTTAGTGCAGAGCCATTGTATGCTACAATTAATAATGGCAATCCACTGCCTTAACATCGGAGAAACAATATGGAAGAAATAAGCAAAATAATCAAAAGCAGAATACAAAGTGTTGGAAGAAGGTTTCATTCCAACGACAACATCAGTGAATTTATGCATGATGGTGATTTAGAAAAACTGCAACAAGAAGTTGAAGAAAAATTTCAAGGTGTGTTAGACAGTCTTGTGATTGATACAGAAAACGATCACAACACAAATGACACAGCAAGACGTGTTGCTAAAATGTATGTGAATGAAATATTTGGTGGTAGGTTTAAAAAGCAACCAAAGATAACTGCTTTTCCAAACATGGGATATAAAAGTTTATATACATCAGGTCCAATATCAATTAGATCAACTTGTGCCCATCATTTTCAAAACATTGTGGGCAAAGCATGGGTAGGCATTGTGCCAGAAGATGAAGTAATTGGATTGAGCAAGTTCAATAGACTGGTACACCACATTGCAGAACGTCCACAGATACAAGAAGAAATGACTACACACATTGCAGAAGAATTACAAAGATATGCCAAGACTCCACATGTGGCAGTGGTAGTAAAAGCAGAACATCATTGCATGACACACAGAGGCGTCAAAGAACATGAGTCTGATATGACCACAGCAGTTATGCTAGGTGGGTTTGGCGAAGATCCTGCACTGAAACAAGAGTTTTATGATATCTGCTTGTCCATGAAAGGTCACAAATAGTGCAACCAAAACCCAAACCACGCAAAGGTCAAACACAAGAAGAGAACGAGCAAGAGTTTGAGGATGTGATGGAACTAAGTTCATATGAAGGCACAGTACAGTTAGACACCAACTTTGATACATCAGTTACAATTGGCCCAGGAGTGGACAGCACCACATGGACAACCACAAGTGGCCTTGAACCAGAGTTTATAGACTTTGAACATGACAACGTCACTGTGACTTTCCGTAGATCAGAGTCACAACATGAAGCTCTTCGCAAAAGATATCCAGCACTAGAAAAGGCATATGACCACTATTGCACTCTTCTTGCATTGGCCCAAAACGGGCCTGAAGATTTAGATAATTAATATAAGGGGGATATATTATGAAACTATATCGTATCACCATCGAAGCCGACGTGTATGCAGACGAAGACTGGGATAGCATCAAAGATAAATTGTTAATTGCATACAAAACTGCAGACGGCGAAATTGTCACCGAACGTCCTGGCAAGTATGAAGCAATCAAAATTTTAAAAATCTCAAACGACGAGCAAAAGTAATGCAATATAATTCATACACAGAGTGGGATCCACTTCGTAGTATGATGGTTGCAGATATTGATACTGACAATACAGCAATTGCTAGTGACATTTTCAAACTTCAAGGCAAACATTTATCTACGTTAGTAGAAAAAACAAAAAAAATGTTAGACACTCTGTCTGATACATTGTCAGACCGAGGCGTAGAAATTATTAGACCAAATCCAAAAAATTTTACAGGCAAACACCGCTTTCCTTGTTTGAATATTAGAGATAGATTAGGTGTGGTAGGCAAAAAATTACTTCAATATAGTCATGGAGAAGATTATAAATCTTTGCCAGCATGTTATGATTTGCCTGTGAACTTTACATTTCCTAGATTTAGTAATCACATGATATGGAACGGTGAACAAATGATGAATGATGTTCCTTATTTAGAAGGTGCAAATTTAATAAGGTGTGGCAACATTATTTTTTGTACAATAGAAGACACTGGCAACGAGTTAGGTATAGATGTGTTGCATAATGTAATAGGTAATGAGTATACTATTGTTCCTATTACCAAAGTAAAAAATCATTTAGATGCTCACATCAACTTTATAAACGACAAATTAATGTTGTATGACGCAAGAATGGATATATCTGAAATCAGGCCACACATACCAAATGTCAAGACTGTGCCAATTGTGTATGAAAAAAGCAAAGAAACAGATATTGTATGGCCAGACATACAAGATGACGATATAGAAAATACCAATTTATTAATGTCAAATACAATTTCAATTGATCCGGAGACTGTGATTTGTCTCAATGCCAAGTACAATGATATTGAATTTTTCCATACCAATGGTATACATTGTATTTCCATTGATTGGCCAGAACAATGGTTGGTAAATGCAGGTTTGCATTGCTTTACAGTTGATCTAATTAGAGATGGTAAACTGCGTAATCCATTTGACAAAACCTAAATATAACATATAATATGAGCATGGACAAAAAGTATTATTACAGCGAAATATTCTACTCAATACAAGGAGAAGGACACTATACTGGCGTTCCTACTGCATGGCTTAGATTTTTCCTATGCAATTTACAATGCGATGGTTTTGGACAATTGAATCCAACTGATCCATCATCATGGGAACTACCATATGCATCATATGATGTATCACAAATAAAACGAGTAGAAGATTTACCAGTTTGGGATAAAGGTTGTGATTCATCTTACACATGGTCTAAAAAATATAAACATTTAATGGGACAAGAAACTCCTACTGTATTAGCAAACAAACTGGTTGATTGTTTAAGAACAGATGACAATCCAGATGGTTTATTTTTGCATCCAACATCTAAACAAAAACAACATTTGTGTTTTACTGGCGGAGAGCCATTAATGGTCACAGGACAACAAGCAGTGGTTGGCATATATGAAGAACTTAAACGTCAAAACAATTTGCCTGAGTCAATGACGTTTGAGACTAACGGCACACAAATACTTAGACAAGACTTCAAAGATTGGGTAAGCAGTCATGACACAGAAGTATTTTTTAGTCTTAGTCCTAAACTGTGGACAGTGGCAGGAGAAAAAACTGAAAAAGCTATCAAGCCAGACAATGTTGCAGAATATTATGAACTGTCTAAAAACGGACAATTGAAATTTGTTGTTGGCCACAAAGACGAACAGTGGGAAGAATTAGAAATGACTGTTAAAAAATTTAGAGATGCTGGTGTTGACTATCCTGTTTGGATTATGCCAGTAGGTGCAAGAGAAGAAGAACAATCAGCAACAGCAGGCGAAGTGGCAAGGAAAGCATTTAGAAGAGGATACAACGTGGCGGCAAGAGTGCATGTGTATCTGTTTGGTAATGCAATAGGAACATGATGCAAAAATTTATCAACATGTGGTTTGAAGCAGAGCAAATGGCTCTTGATTTTTCACAAACAAAATTTTATGCAGTTAGTGTAAAAGTTTTGAAAACAGTTATACTATTTGTAATTTGTTTGTTTGCTTTGTCATATATCGTGGTAGCGGCAATTACTGGCTATGCAATGAATAAACTTCGTAAAGTAGAAAAACAACCTTTACCAAAAACAGTTCCTGTAGATAATGAATATACAGAAACTGGTTTACCAAAAGAAGTTGCAAAAAAAGGTGAAAGCATGTCTGAAAGTGACTATGAAAATCTTAGAAAGGTGTTATAATAAATTATGTTTGAAAAATTTATGAACATGTTTAAGGCTAAACAAAAAGAAGAGTCAAAACCTGAAAACAAAGAAAAAGCAAAAGCAACAAAAAACAAACAACCATGGATACAAGTATTAACAACTCATGTTGATAAAACAAATCCTAAGAATGGTTTCTTTGAATTAGATTGGAATGAATATTTTGTACAGTCGTTGAGGTTGAACGGGTACAGAGGATCAACTGACGAAGAAGTTGTAGACAAATGGTTTCAAGACTTGTGTAGAAATGTCGCAAGTGATTCAGGCACAGAAGATGTTGGTGCATCTGGTTATGTAAACAAAGTCTTGAGAGATGATGGCAAGACGGAGGTTTCGTGACGTATATTATTGTTGATACAGCAAATACATTTTTTAGAGCAAGACACATAGTTAAAGACAACAATCCAGATACAAAAGTTGGATTGGCTATGCATATAATTCTTAATTCAATCAAAAAGGCATGGACCGACTTTAATGGTGCACATGTGGTGTTTTGCATGGAAGGTCGTTCATGGCGTAAAGATCATTATACAAGATATAAAGCAAATAGAACAGAGGCTCGTGCCGCACTTACTGAACGTGAGCAAGAAGCAGATCAAATATTTTGGGAATCATATGATACATTTTGCAACTTTATCAAAGACAAAACAAATTGCACAGTTTTACAACACAAACAACTTGAAGCTGATGATTTGATAGCAGGTTGGATACAGCAACATACACAAGATCAACATGTGATTATATCGTCCGACTCTGACTTTGCACAGTTGATTGCTCCAAATGTTAGACAGTATAATGGTATATCAAACACACTTACAACTATAGATGGGTACTTTACAGATAAAGGCGAGCCTGTGTTAGATAAAAAAACAGGGCAACCGAAAAAAGCACCAGACCCAGAATGGTTGCTGTTTGAAAAATGTATGCGTGGAGACCCTACAGACAACGTTTTTTCAGCATTTCCAAAGGTGCGTAAAAACAAGCTACAAGAAGCATTTGAAGATCGTACAGCACAAGGGTTTGTATGGAACAACATAATGCTCAGCAAATGGGTTGATCATGAAGGTGTTGAACACAGAGTCAAAGAAGACTATGATAGGAATCGTGAACTTATTGACCTATCTAGACAACCAGATCATATAAAAGAGATAATTAGTAGTACTATAAAAAGTGCGACATCTACACCAAAAAATTCTACTCAAGTAGGAGTGTATTTGATGAAGTTTTGTCATTTGTTTGATTTGCAAAAGATCAAAGACTTGGCTGGGCAATATGCCGCACCGCTCAACGGGAGATATGGAACGTGAGTAATATTAAAACTATAAAAGCCAACGATAGTTGGATCATTACAGACAATCAAGATAAAAATAAAATTGGGTCAATTGTGAAGACTGCATCAAATGAATATGAAGTCATGTACAATAACGTCATTGGTGTATTTTCAAAAAAAGAACTTTTGAAAAATTTTGGCAATAAATTGTTTCAAGAAAAAGCAATTTTTAAAACAGTGACACACGAACCAGTGAATACTCTACATGGTTATCAAGCAGATCAAACACCTCATAACGGAATGTATGATGTAAAACACAAAGTACCAATCTACACCAAAGAGCCAAAATCAAAAAGTTTTTTCTGTGCAGGTTATTATCTTATCAACACAAACAAAGGTTGGCAAGAACAATATTGTCCAAAACTAATTACTTTGCAAAAATACAAATACCATGGACCTTTTGCATCAAAACAAAAATTGACAGCATTCGCAAAAAAATTCGTACACTATGAACACAGTACACATTGAAAAATTTATTAACATGGTCAATGCCAATGAACAAACAAGGCAACCAATTGTTAAAATGCCTATGAATGATGCAAAACAACTTAGAGATAACCTCAGCACTTTGTTAACTTATCTGGTAAAAAAACAAGACGAATTGATAGATACACAGAAGAAATTGATTGATTCACAAACAATCACAGTAGAAATGAAAGGGGACAACTTTTAATGGAAGTTTTAGTTTATAGCAAACCAGCATGTGGCTATTGTGTGATGGCCAAAAATTTATTGAAGTCAAAAGGAATTGAATACGAAGAAAGATACTTAGATAACCCACAAGCCATACAGGATTTTATCACAGAACACCCTGATAAACGTTCTATGCCGCAGATTTTTATTGATGGCGAACACGTAGGCGGGTTTGATCAACTCAAAGAAAAATTATCATAAAGTGCTCAGATAATGTGCTAAATATAGTAGCACATTATGAGTAGACCAAAACCAAAAGTATTACTATCAAAAACTGATAGAAACACATACAAGACTGAAGAAGTCTTGGAGTCAACTGCCATTTGGGCAGTTTTCTATGAAGGTAAACCTATCAATCTAAAAACATCAGCAATGGCTTCTGCACATCCAGGACCCAAGTATAAAAAGGTTTCTTTTTCCAATCCTGGTCATGCACTTAACCTTGCAAAAAAATTAAACCAAACATTTGGTTCTGACAAGTTTCATGTTTACCAACTTACTACAGGTAAACGGTTTAATGGATAATCGTCTTTCAATCATTAACAAAATAGAAGTCCTAAAAGAAACTATTGATTGGTATAAGCCACAAATACTACCTCATGACTGTGGATGGATGTACACTACCATAAATGGAATACAACACAGGATAGATATACTACGCAAGGAACTTAAAAAAATTGATAACGCAGAAAAAGAAATTGACGATAGCATTTCTGAAAAGTCATAAACCAGACTACACAGAAAAAGACTTTGACAAATTCCGTAAAATGGTATGGAGAAATATTAGAGAAGAAAATCCTTCTATGCGTCTTACCAAAGGCGGATACCAATTTCTTAAAAAGAACATACAGCTTAAAGACTACATGGTCAAACTCAAAAGAGAATGCAAACTAAAACCAGAAATATTGCTTGGTTTAGACAAATTTATCACTTGTCCTTATTATATCACCAACAAAGAAATCTATGTATTTGAAGAAAAACTGGCATCAGAATTGGTGCTGAGAGCTGGAGATCTTGATATTTTAATAGTCAGCAGACGCTAAGTCATTGAAATCGAAGCATTTTTTCTTTTGCCAAATATATTGACATTTTGACGGTTGATAGTATTATATGTAATATAACAACTAAACAAAGGAGTCAGTGAGATGGCAACAGAAGTAAGTCAAACTAGAACAGTTAGTCCACAAGAGGCTAAAACTGCAATTACACATTGTTTAGGTTTACAACGTCCTATTATGGTATGGGGTGCACCAGGTATTGGTAAATCTGATATTGTAAAACAGATTGGTACTGAATCTAAACGTGAAGTAATCGATATTCGATTACCTTTATGGGAACCTACAGATATTAAAGGTATTCCTTTCTTTAATCAAAAACTAAACACTATGGAATGGGCGCCTCCGGCAGAACTTCCAAGTGATCCAAAAAGTACAGCGATATTATTCTTAGATGAATTGAATGCCGCTCCTCCAAGTGTACAGGCGGCGGCTTATCAACTTATTCTTAACAGAAGAGTTGGTACTTACAAACTACCAGAAGGTGTATCAATTGTAGCCGCTGGTAACCGTGAAACAGACAAAGGTGTTACTTACAGAATGCCTGCTCCGTTGGCAAACAGATTTGTCCACTTAGAGATGAGAGTAGACTTTGAGGACTGGGCAATGTGGGCCACTGAAAATCATATCAATCCACAAGTGGTTGGTTATTGTTCATTTGCGAAACAAGACTTATATGATTTCGATCCTAAGAGCGGTAGTAGATCGTTTGCAACACCAAGAAGTTGGGCCTTTGTGTCACAACTATTATCAGATACCCTGTCAGACAATACTCTCACTGACCTTGTGGCAGGGGCAGTAGGCGAAGGTTTGGCAATGAAGTTTATGGCACATCGAAAGATTGCTTCTGACTTGCCAAACCCTACTGATATACTTTCTGGTAAAACTAAGAAGATGAGTTCAACAGAAGTAAGTGCCCAATATTCACTTACTATATCATTGTGTTATGAACTGCAAGAAGCATATGATAAAATGAAAGAAAAGAAACTTGCAGACTGGCACAAGATGGCAGATTGTTTCTTTAGATTTATGATGGACAACTTCCAAACTGAACTGGTTGTTATGGGTGCCAAGGTTGCACTTACAAATTACCAACTACCGTTCGATCCGAGCAAGTTGAAATCATTCGATGAATTCCACGAAAAATTCGGCAAGTATGTTCTTGCTAGTGTTGATCAGTAAACAAATACGGGGGTTTTTACCCCCGGTTGACAAATACCAAACAGAAATTATAATAGTATTATGAACAAGGTAGCAGTGAAACAGAAACAGAGTACAGTAGACAAACAAAAAGTCTTAGAAAAACTAACTGGGGCAAGAATTGCCCTTTTACTTAAACAACCATTTTTTGGCAACATGGCAACTAGAATGCAATTACAAGAAGCAGACTGGTGTCCAACCGCGGCCACTGATGGCAAAAACTTTTATTACAATGCAGAATTTATTGATTCACTCAGTCCAAAAGAAACTGAATTCTTAATTGGACATGAGGTACTTCATATTGTGTTTGATCATTTTCTTAGACAGGACATGAGAGAAAAACAACCATGGAACGTATCGGCAGATTATGCAGTCAATATTGTTTTACAAGATGAGAATGTAGGCGAAATGCCACAGGGTGAAAACAAAGGGTTGATCGATCCTAAGTACAGAGGTTGGAATGCAGAACGTATCTATGAAGATGTAATGGGTGATCCTCAGAAACAAAATCAACAAACTATGGATGTTCATATTGATTGGGAGAATGGCAAAGCATCTGTGAAAGACAAAGATGGTAAAGAGATCCAAGTCGAACTTCAAATAGACAAAGATGAAATGAAAAAGATCAA